GGTTGTCCTTAGACACCAACATTCCCATACCCAATGTAAAAAGACCACTGCCATCTGGAATCACTTTTACATTTTTTAGGTTCTGATCTTGAGCCCACTTATTCATTACAAACGAATCATTTACAGACAGGCAGTAGATTTCGTCAATACCTTTGTCAACGAACACGTCATACAGATGTTCGAAGTCAGGTAGCTGGTAAGTAGAGCATGTAGGCGTAAAGGCTCCAGGCAGGCTAAACAGTACAACTCTTTTACCTTTAAACAGGTCATCAGTTGTTACATCTTTCCATGTGTATGGGTTGTCTCCACTAATAGACTCGTCTCGTACTCGCGTCTTAAATGTTACATTTGGTAGTTGCGTTCCGATCATTACCCTTGTCCTCGGTACTTCTTAAAACCTTTCTTAGTAGACTTGTTCATTGAACTCGTCTTTATTTTGCCTCGGCCGATACTGGTACGCTTATGGTTACCATCACGGTTCATGCTTACTCCTAGGATGTTACTCCCAACCTTCTTAGCCAACCTTATTGTCCTCCAAAATACGACGAACCTTCCATAGCAATCCAGTATGTCAATGATCCGTCTGTTAATGTAAACTGTGCCAGTCTCTGTGTAGAGATAGTGACATCATATGCGCCAGCAATTAGCTTGAGGTTCTCTACTTTGAACACAATCTTAAACTGCTCGCTGGTCTTACCGACCTCATAAGAAAACTGATGTGCTGTAGTATTCTTAGTGTTGGTAGCAAGTACCTTAATCGTATCACCATCGCCTTGGATGATAAGCTCGGGCAGGCCCATTACAGATGCTGCCTGTAGCAAGTGCTTCAATACTTTGTCACCAAGGACGAACTTAATTGGTTCGTCTGGCAACGTAACTGTTTTGTCAGGTGGTATGGTGACCATTGACTTATCAGCATAGAAGTATTGGCTGCTTGCCTTATTATCATCACTAATAGAAACGTAGTATGTATCAAAATCAAAGTCTGGCTCATCAAACAAACTAACTACACCAAGAAACTCACTGAGATCGTATATAGCGAACTCTCGTGGAAACTCTTCTTGTACAACAGCTTGTGCTAACACAGTCTTGTTCTGTGATACAGTACGAATCACATTGCCCTTCGATACACACAATGTTGGGTTGATGGTAGAGAAGTTCTTTAGTACTTGGAAAGTACGCTGTGTTAGTTTCATCGCTTAACCTTCTTGACCTTTTCAACATCGACAGTAGCCGATGCACCAATCTGAGCAAGGTGTATTAATGAGCCACCGAAGAAGTATGAACCCATGTGATTAGTTTTCATCCACGGACACAACCAAACCTTAATGCCAGCTTTACGTGCCCATTGACAGAACATATAGTCTTCAGAAAGATAACGCTTGCTCTCTTCGTCAATGACTGTATCGAAGTAAGCTGTAATCTCACGACTACCATCGAAGTCCTTAGTACGTACGTGATCTGGCAGATACTTCTGCTGTGGATATGCTTCGTCGAACTTCTCAAACGCTCGCTTCTGTACCATCATAAATCCAGTACCACCTTCCAGTACTTCAACTGGCTCATTGAGTTGGAATGTGCCAGATCCAGCGGCTGGGTTGAATACAAAGTCTCCAACGAAGTTATCCAGTTCGTTTGGATTGTCGTCAGCATAACCTCGATCGACAGCATCCTTGATCTTCTCCCAAGCAATAGTCTTTTTAGGATAAGGAGCACACATGATGTCATAATCACTTTCTTCACTCATAAGAGCGAGCATAGCAAGTACATCATTGAAGTCAAATCCAATGTCACTATCTAAGAAGATCATGTGAGTACAATCTGATCGCATGAATGTATCAACACAATAGTTACGTGCTCGAGTAATCAGTGACTCGTTAAACAGATAGAAGAAGACAAGCTCCACTCCATACTTTGCAGCTGCCTGTGCAAGGTCGGTTGACGACTTAGTGTAAGTACCAGCACACATACCACCATACATCGGCGTACATACCATTAGCTTACGTTTGCGCAGCTCTTCAATACTAACTTCAACTTCCATTAACTTTCTCCATACTTTTGATCATGCTGCTTACCGACACCGTAATCACCATCGTACTGGTTCAGCGCTTCAGCTTTAAATAATAAGAACTGTCCTACACGAGTACCGTGCTTGATCATGATAGGACCATTGTTGACATGAAGGACGCCAGCCATCACACCTTCATACCCAGAATCGTACAGACCAGATGTAATGAAACATCCGTTACGGTTGAGACTGGATCTTGTGATTACCCAACCAGCTTCGTCCTCACCAATAGACACAATGCCTTGCATGATGATCTCGTAGCTGCCTGGATCAAGACGCCACCACCCATCAACAGGCTTAATCTCTTTCGATTCACGATGCTGCTTTTCCTTCTCACTAATCAAAAACACTTGACTGTAAGATCGGAATATCTTATCTACCCGTAGGTCGATAGCATTCGGTTGTACTTGATCGTCATCAAACTCACTTAGAGATGAGTTCGAGTTTGGTGATGCTAGGTGAATCATCATCAAATGTATCCTGTGTAAAATACCATAATAAAACAATATAGTGGATTGCCTTCAGCAAGTCCTTTCTATTGTGCCCTTCCTTCTTACCGTACCGCATTAAGTACTTGATAGCAGTATCCCGACACGTAGTATCGACAGACCCAAGAGTCTGCCATACGTCAATTGTCTGAATGTTATCCTGCTCTTTACCTGCTAGCTCGCCAACATAGTGACCTACGTAGGTAGATTCAAGATACGTCAATGCCTCGGCTAGAATTTTATCTTCATCAAATCTAAATTTCTCACTCATTAGAACAAAGCCTGTCAATATAATCCATGTTGTCACGTGCTGTATTCACCAGGCTAGTATCATCGGTATGGAAGTTAAAGTCAACTTCTTTCTCAAACTTTCCATCGATCAGACCAGTAGGTGATCCATCGAAACGTATACCGTTAAGACCAGTCCACACACCAGCACTGCTATCCCAGGTATCAATAGGGAAGTGCTTAACTAACTCGATCTCATTAGGTCCATCAACCATACCAAGCATATGGATCTTCTTTTTATTCATTACTACATTACCAAAGAAGCCCATACGCGTTAGCTTCGTCAGTACTTTCCATCGACTAACAAATCGTTGTAGCTTATTGTCTTTCTCTACTCCATAAGCATTAGGTACGCCTAGGATAGAAATGCCAATGTAGTCTACATGATGGATCCTTGATGCCCACAAACAGGTCTCGAGGTAGTCTCGGATGTTACCAATCTCAGATTGTGGTACAAAGAAAGTACCAAACCCAGCTTCTCGTAACTGAGGTGCCATGAAGCAGGCTGCACTAATTGTACGCTGACCTGACTCACCAGGATAGTCGGACATTACAATGTAGTCCGCATCAATCTTTTCACCCATCTCAATCAGTTTGTTAGATGGGTACATCTGACGACCTTGCTTGTACATCTCGAATGCACTGTTATCCAGGATGTAAGTCAAGCCACGATTGTTCTTCTTGAGATCAACGTAGAACTTAACGTAGTCTGGATCATCTTCAACAAGATGAGCAAGCAGTAGATGGGTCTTACGATCTTTGACTAGATCGAGGTGTGGCGTTGGTGCAATATGACAAAAGTCAATCATAATAACAAGTCGCTCCGTTCTCTCCGTCTTCACTAACAGTAATAACTAGATGACGGCCTGGATAATTAATTTTGATATAATCAGCCAAGTCGTCTGCCATCATCTCACATGATCTGTAATCTAGCTGAAGGATACCATCAGTGTATAGTCCTTCCAGCTCTCTCTTAAACAGAATAAACTCAATGTCCCTATCGTCATGGAACACTTCAATTTGAACCTTGAAGTGGAACATATGACGATGTGGGTTTCTCAGGAACTCCACACCTTTAGGTGCATCGGGATAACGGTGGATACCTTCTTTCTGATAGGTAACCCAAATATACTTCTTCGCTTTATTCATGATATGTCCGGATAAGTTCCAAAAGGAGCCTTGGATATTACATCAGGTAGACCAGAAGGTCCACCTTTTTCTATCCAACTACTGGAGATGATGTGAGTCATAAACTTGTCGACGTAAACCATACGCCAGCCTAGACCTTGTTTCGAAACATGATCATAGATGCCGTCTGGTACGTCGACAAGCAACTTTTGGTTTAAGTGACGATTGTTGAATATCCTATCAACTGTATCTTTGCCTAGGATATCCCGTATGTCATCCGACTGCATTCGATACGGCACCTTGCTGCAGCTTGATGTTGTTGTAGAACTCTTCCTTAATAGAAGCACTATAGAACTGACCACGTAGCACACAGGTCTGAGTCAAGGACGAGTGAGCACATACGCCTCGGTTCTCCATACAACCGTGAGTACCTTGGATGTATACTCCTACGTCCTCACTACCTGTTGCCATCATGATCTCGTCTGCAATGTTACGAGTAAGCTCTTCTTGTAAAGTACCACGACGAGCACACCACTGAGCAATACGTGCATACTTAGACAGACCAATTACCTGTACACCAGGAATGATCCCAATGTAAGCAGTGCCACGTACTGGCTGGTGGTGATGTGAGCACATCGACTTTAACTCTGCTCGTACCACAAGCATACCAGTGTATCGGTCTTCAGAGTTATCGTTAGGGAATGCTGCTACACGAGGACGTGCATGATACCGTCCTTCCATAAGCTCATTGATATACATCTTGGCTAGACGACGAGGAGTGTCTGCACTGTTGGGATCTTCTGGATCAATTACCAAAGCCTGCAGTACATCCTCAAAGGCTAACTCGGCCTCATCAATTAGATTCTCTAACTCATTCTCACTAATAAAATCACTAATGTTATCACCAGCCCAATACCGTCTGCCAGCTTTCTCTAACCGCTCACGAACCTTGTCACTAAACTTCATCATATCTCCTATTCACCGTTCCCATGGGAACGAAATCCAATCGGTATTATCGCTGGTCATACCAACATAATCAACATCAGTAAACGAACTATGTGTCTTGTTAACTAACACAGCAGTCCGCAGATAACCATTCCAAGTATTGTTGTTGACCACTTCGATAAGTGTCTGACCAGAATCGTTAATATCGTCAACAATCAACGTGTGCTTATCTGTAGTAATGTGCTCGTTGACTTGGCCGTCACGAGTCTGCCACATTAGTGGTACTAGAGGAACATCCAATAGATGTGATAGGTGGACTCCAGGAATGAATCCACCACGACCAAGAGCGACCACTTGTTGTGGCCACCCTTTATCTTTTACTTGCTCAGCAATGTTTTGAACCATAATATGATATTCGGTCCAGCACACCTTTTCGATGGCTGGAACCTCAACTTCAAAACTCATATAAGCTCTTCACCCCACTCACGATGACCTTCACGGAAAGCCATATTAGATTGTGTCTCACGTACCTCTAC